TGGCTTGTAGACAAAGCGGCAAAAGTATTTCTTCTGTCGCCTACCTACTATGGTACGCAATATTCCACCCCGAAAAAACAATCGCAATTCTGGCAAACAAAGGGGCAACCTCTCGTGAGATGTTGGGAAGGATTACTCTCATGCTTGAGAACCTTCCTTTCTTCCTCCAACCCGGTTGTAAATCTCTTAACAAGGGTTCTATTGAGTTTAGCAATAACAGTCGCATTGTTGCTTCTTCCACTAGCGGGTCTTCTATTCGCGGCATGTCTGTTAACTTGCTCTATCTCGATGAGTTTGCTTTTGTTGAGCGAGCAGGTGAATTCTATACTTCAACCTATCCGGTTATCTCGTCCGGTGTGGACACAAAAGTTATCATCACGTCTACCGCAAATGGTATCGGAAACGTTTTCCACAATATATGGCAAGGTGCGGAACAAGGTGTCAACGAATATAAAGCGTTTCGTGTAGACTGGTGGGATGTTCCCGGCAGAGACGAGAAGTGGAAAGAACAGACAATAGCAAACACCTCCCAACTTCAGTTTGACCAAGAATTTGGCAATACCTTCTTTGGGACAGGCGATACCCTTATAAATGCAGAGACGCTTTTGTCATTGCGATCAAAACCGCCCCTGCATGTTCGGGAGGGTGGTCAACTTCTTATTTACGAAGAAACTCTGCAGAGTCACGAGTACATCATGACCGTTGATGTCTCGAAAGGAAGAGGTCAGGACTACTCTACGTTCACTGTCATCGACATTTCGACCCGCCCATTTAAACAAGTGGCTGTGTATCGGAACAATACTATCTCTCCAATACTCTTCCCTAATATTATATATAAGTATGCTGCCGTTTACAACAATGCATATGTCGTTATTGAGAATAATGATCAGGGTGCTGTAGTCTGCAATGGACTATATTACGACATAGAGTATGAAAATGTGCACGTCTCTTCCGCTATCAAGTCCTCACAAATCGGCGTTGAAATGAACCGCAGGACTAAGCGTATCGGTTGTTCTGGTATCAAAGATCTATTGGAAGAAAAGAAATTAGATATTGTCGATGAAGAAACTATCATGGAGATCTCCACTTTTGTCCTCAAAGGTCAGTCATACGAGGCATCAGAAGGCAACCATGATGACTTGATGATGAACTTAGTTATGTTTGGTTTCTTTGTGGGTACAGAGATGTTCTACAATATGTCTGACATTGATCTTAAGCAGATGTTGTTCGAACAACGCATGAAAGATATCGAGGCAGATGTCGTTCCTTTTGGTGTTATCGACGATGGTAGTGAATACATCGAAGAACTAGAGACGCGAGAAGATATGGAGAGAAAGGCATGGGGTATTTGGCAACCCGTAGATGTCGAAAACACGTGGTAAATTCTGATATTTTATAAATAAAACCATAGTGAAACTCTCCGTATTATGTTTTCTTATCATAGGTAAACGAAAAAGGACACGATTATGGCTAATCAATTCGCGTCTCCGAACATTACAGTAAAAGAAATTGACTTATCGGGTGTAGTACCCTCAGTCGATTCTTCAACTGGTGCGTTTGTAGGAGACTTTAATTGGGGACCAGTGGAACAACCAGTTTTAATCTCTAACGAGGCAGGATTGGCAGAGACCTTTGGAACCCCACCAACAGACAATGCGATAGACTTTATCACAGCGTCTTACTTTCTTAAGTATGCAAGCACGTTATATGTAGTTCGTGCTGTAAATACTGGTGCTGTTAACGCAACCGGAGATGGTTCTGGTGTTCTGATTAAAAACAGAGCAGATTGGGACTATAAAGAATCCGGTTTGGCAGGCGAAGAAATCATTGCAAAATATGCAGGTGCTGCAGGAAACAGTTTGACATTACACTGGTGTAATGCTGCTGCTAACTTCGATGCATGGGCATATGCTGATGAATTTGATTCTTCTCCCGGCACCTCTAGTTGGGCAACTGCAGCGGGTGGTCTCACCGACGAAATGCACGTAGTTATCGTAGATGATGACGGTGTATTTTCTGGAGTTCCCGGAACAGTCCTTGAAAAGTTTGCTTATGTATCTCAGATTGCTGGAGCAAAAACTTATGACGGAAGTGCAAACTACGTCATGGATGTACTCAACGCTAAATCTGCATATGTATGGGGTAAAGACATTACCGAACTTGCTCAGTTAGGCGGAGCTGCTTCTACAACCTATAATGCTGTTGCTAATAACTCAGTAGCACTTTCGGGTGGTGTTGACTCTCCTGCTCTTGACACTGGTGATTATCAAACTGGTTGGGATACTTTTGATGATCCCGAAAATATTACAGTTGATCTTCTTATCTGCCCTAGTATGGTTAACGACGCAGATCACAAATCAGTCGTAGATTATGTTACTGGTATCGCTGCTTCTTCTCGTAAAGATTGTGTTGCTTTTGCTTCACCTAGCAGAGATGCGGTTCTTAATCAAGCAAGTGCTAACGATATCAAAGATGCGATTCTTGCAAGTCCTCTAAACTATGCACCAAGTTCATACTTGATCTGTGATAACAACTTCTTAAAAGTATACGACAAGTATAACGATAAGTATGTGTTTATCCCTGCTGCTAGTTCCACTGCTGGACTTTGTGCTTTGACTGATCAGGTAGCAGCACCATGGTTCTCTCCTGCTGGACAGCGAAGAGGGATCTATTTCGGAGTAACTTCTCTTGCATGGAATGCTACTAGAGAGCATCGTGATGAATTGTATAAGAGTGGTATCAACCCGATTGTAAATCTTCCCGGACAGGGGATTCTTCTATACGGAGACAAGACCAAAGAGTCGCGTCCCAGCGCATTTGATCGTATCAATGTACGAAGACTTTTCCTTAACATCGAAAGAGCAATCAAGCAAGCGTCAGAGAATGTCTTGTTTGAATTTAACGACGAGTTTACTCGATCAGAGTTTGTCGGAATCGTTGAACCGTTCTTGCGTGAGATTCAAGGAAGAAGGGGGATCACGGACTTCAGAGTTGTGTGTGATGAAACAAACAACACTGCTGCTGTGATCGATTCAAATCGTTTCGTTGCAAGCATCTTCATCAAACCTGCACGTTCTATTAACTTCGTAACGTTGAACTTCGTTGCGGTTAGAACCGGAGTAGAGTTTGAAGAAGTGGTTGGCGTAGTATAAGGAGAGTCTGATGGCAATTTTAGGAGTCGATGACTTTAAATCAAAACTGACTGGTGGTGGTGCACGTGCTAATCTATTTAAGGTTACACTTAACTTTCCAGCATACGCAGGGGGAGATGTCGAACTGACATCTTTCCTTTGTCGCACCGCTGCAATTCCTGCTGCATCCACTGGGACTATTGAGGTTCCTTTCAGAGGACGTATCCTCAAGATGGCAGGTGATCGTACTTTCGAGAACTGGCAGGTAACTATCTTGAATGATACTGGATTCGTCGTAAGAGATTCTTTCGAACGTTGGGTCAATGGTATCAATTCTCATTCTGCAAACACTGGTTTGGTTAACCCTGTAGATTATCAGGCAGACCTTACAGTAGAGCAGTTAGATAGAAACGAAAAAGTTCTTAAGAGATATGATTTTCGTGGTGCTTTCCCCGTATCTGTTAGTGCAATACCACTAGACTATGATCAGCAAACAGCAATCGAACAGTTCGATGTTGAGTTTGCGTATCAGTATTGGGAATCAAATACGACGAGTTAATACTCGTATAGATAAGGGGGGTTCGTAAGAATCCCCTGTTTTCTAACTTTAGGGCACATAAATGGCAGACGATAGCTTACTTAAATTATTTGGATTTGAATTAAAAAGATCAAAGAAGGATAGTAAACCTACCACTTCTCTTAAATCTGTTGTGCCTCCCACAGATGACGATGGTGCTGGATATGTAACAACGTCTGCTGGTTATTATGGGCAGTACGTAAACTTAGAGGGTGACAACTCTAAAGATATCCACTCTTTGATTATGAAGTATCGTGGCGTTGCGATGAACCCCGAAGTCGATATGGCAATTGAAGAGATTGTCAATGAAACTATTACTGCTTCAGAATTAACTTCTAGTGTTGAGTTATCACTTGATGAAATAGATGCTTCTGAAAAAGTTAAAAATAGTATGCGAGAAGAATTCAAATCAGTTCTTCGTATGCTCAAGTTCAATGAGTTAGGTCATGATATATTCCGCTCTTGGTATGTCGATGGCAGAATATATTATCATCTACTAGTAAACGAATCGAACATGAAAGCAGGCATTCAAGAGATTCGTAATATTGACGCAGCAAAAATGCGCAAAGTTAAAAATGTTAAAACCAAGAAAGACCCAGTAACTGGTGCCAAGATTATTGATAAGGTAGAGGAGTTCTATCTCTACGAAGAAAAACCCGGTTCTAATCAGGCAGCGGTTAAGTTTTCAAATGATGCTATAACATATGTTACTTCAGGTTTGCTGGACGACAGAAAGAAAAAGGTCGTATCAAACCTACACAAGGCGCTGAAACCAATCAACCAGTTACGTATGATGGAAGACAGTCTTGTCATCTATCGTCTTGCACGTGCACCCGAACGTCGAATCTTTTATATCGATGTAGGTAACTTGCCACGTGGTAAAGCAGAACAGTACATGAAAGACATCATGACCAAGTATCGTAATAAATTGGTCTATGATGCAAACACTGGTGAACTAAAAGATGATCGCAAGCACATGTCTATGCTTGAGGACTTCTGGTTACCACGTCGAGAAGGCGGTAGAGGCACTGAGATTTCTACTCTTCCCGGTGGAGACAACCTTGGTCAGATTGAAGACATCATTTATTTCCAGAAAAGATTGTATCGATCTCTCAATGTTCCAGTCAATCGTTTGGAACAGGAAGCACAATTCTCGCTAGGAAGATCTGCTGAAATTAGTAGAGACGAAGTTAAGTTTCAAAAATTTGTAGATCGTTTGCGCAGACGTTTCTCACAAGTCTTCTTAAATATTTTACGCAAACAATTATTGCTCAAACAAATTATCACAGAGCAAGATTGGGATATGTGGAAAGATGATTTGTATGTCGATTTTGTAAAAGACAATCACTTCACAGAACTTAAAGAAGCGGAAGTATTACGTGATCGTCTGGGTCTTATGTCAGAAGCAGTTCAGTTTGCCGGGGAGTACTTGTCTAAGGAATGGATCTACAAAAATGTTCTTCGTTTAGATGACGATGAAATTGAAGAAATGCTAAAACAGATTGAAGGAGAAGATCCACCTGAACCACCAGAAGGAGAGCAAGAAAAAGAAGAAGAACCTGCACCAGAACCGGCTCCTGCTCCTGCTCCCGTGACGATTAATGTCAGCGGGAACGGAGACGTTGATAAAAAAGAAACAGAAAAGAAAAAGAAACAAGAAAAATATATACCCTCGCATGAAGATGAGTTACTCGAAGAAATGACAAGGTATATGAACAAGATCAATGAACAAGGTTAATCCAATACTTTCTTCTGCGTTTGCTATTGCACACACAAAGGAAGAAATTAAAAAGTTAGAAGACAGGATCTTCGATGTTCTGGAAGAAGTTCAGAAAACTGAGGGACCAATGGGTCTCAAAGGGGATAAAGGCGATCAAGGCGAACGCGGAGAACGTGGTCCCGCTGGTAATGATGGATCACCCGGACCTATTGGTGAACAAGGTCTCCAAGGTATCCCCGGAGAAAAAGGAGACACCGGAGAGAAAGGAGACAAGGGCGACACAGGAGATGTGGGTCCCCAAGGAATCCAAGGTGTCAAAGGAGATAAGGGAGACAAAGGCGAACGTGGTGAAAAAGGTATCAAAGGAGACAAAGGAGATACTGGACTTCGTGGTGAAAAAGGTGAAAGAGGTGAGACAGGTCCGCAAGGAGAACGAGGGAAGACAGGACAACGCGGCGTTAAGGGAGACAAAGGCGAAACCGGAGCACAAGGACCTCGTGGAGAACGCGGTGAAAAAGGTGAACAAGGCATACCCGGAGTTGCTGGACGCGATGGCAAGGATGGAGCGCAGGGAGAAAAGGGAGAACCCGGAACACCAGCACCAGACTATAGAGAAGAATTTGAAAAAGCATTAGAACAATTTAATGTAAGACTGACAGAGAATCAAAGCACAGTCGATAAAAATATACAGAACCAGATTGATCGCATCAATCGTTCTTTGAGTACACTTGGCGGCGGTGGTTCTTATAAAATTCTTGATAACGCAGATGTTGAATACAAACAACTTTCTGTTGTCGAAGAAGATTCTATATTAATATATGATCCGACAAAGAAAAAATTTGTCGTGACCAATATGTCAGAAGTATTACAGAGGTTGAAAGTAGACGTGGAGACACAATACAACAAACTAATCGACTGTGAATCTCCTTACACTTACGTAGGAGAAGCACAACCCGGTACAGGAACTGCAGAAGCGAAGTGGCGTATCAAACGAATCGAAGAAGTTGGTCATGATTATAATATATTGTGGGCAGAAGGAACCGCAGATTTTACAAAAATATGGGATAACAGGTTAACCTTTACGTATTCATAATTATAAATAAAACATATTACCACCAAGATTCAGGGGAAACTAAATGGCAACAATCATAGATCCGGATTTTTTAACAGACAGCGCGAGCAATAAAGTCTCCGCTACGGGTCCTAATGTTTTTATTAATACGGCGAATAGGACTATCCGATTAAACAACGGACAAGACGGAACAGATACTAATGCTTCTGGTGCTCTTCTTAACGAAGACGGAGTTTCCATGCAGGCATTGTACAGTTTTCTTAAACAGCAATGGAAAGACGATCCTGTAAATAAACAGTTGATCGCATATCCTTTCCCCTTGATTGCTATTACACCAGAACAGTTCGAATTCCGTTATGGATGGAAGATGTCTGATGATAGTTCGCGAGATTTAATTCGTTTTGGTGGATGGAGAGAATACGCAGAAAACAACACTACCCTGAACCGTGAATATCTTGGTGTTGTATCTTTGGGTAACATCGATGGTGTTCAAACAGGAACAATCGGTGATGTAAATCAGGATCTTGTTTATTATGCTTTCTTTGATTCAGCAACCAATGCTCCTAAATCTAGTGCTCTTAACTTCTCTTTCCCCGGAGAAGTAAACCAAGCAATCAACACCTATATTAACGGTGGTACTGATTATCGTGGGGATATTCTTCGTTTGTTTATTCGTGAAGAAGGCAAAACCTATGACCAAACTGACACAAGAGATATCGGTATCGCGGCAGGGTCGGTATTGCCGTATAACACGCAGCGATTCCCGCTTGTAGAAGGTCAAGATCTTAACGTTTCGATTACCGATGCTAATTTGAGATTGAATACAAATAATCGTTATGACTCCGCAGACAATGCTGGTCCTAAGATTATTTACCGAACTAACACAATTGAACAGTCAAACCTTGGATACACCAAACCTTTGACTGGTGGTACCGCAAACTTTGGTGTTGTTATTGACGCGGTTGCAGGTGATGGCGGTGCTAACCTTGGAGCACAAGAACTGTATTCATGGGTTCAATTCCGTCTTCGTTCAGATCTTAATATTGAAGACTCTGCTGGTGCTTCTAAGATCGGTAAATTGCAAGACGAACTTCTTGAGTTCGTTGGTCCTACCCTTAAAACTAAAAACGTTACCAATATTGATGGCGGTGGTATAGGAGTAGCAATTCAGAACTTCTTATCGACTGACGTGAACAACTTGGTATTCCGTGATAATGCTGGTGCTGAAAGATCTTTCCCATTCACCGCAAACGGATCTATTAGTTTCTCTAACGAAATTAAACTTGACAGTTCTTCTGCGAAGTTCTTCGTATACTACGATTATACACGAGCTTATGGTGGAGGTTCATCTCAGATCGATATCGCAAACGTTGGTCCTGCTGCTGGTAATTCTGCATTAGATAGTGCCAATATTACTTTGACTGGTTTCTCTGGAACCACAGGACTTGCTGCAAACCCAATCACAACTGGTGGTATTGATGCTGGAACTGAAGGCGACAACTATATTCGTTTGGGCGGATTTACTTCAACTCCCGGAAACAACGATACGATTCTTAAGGTAATTGGAACAACTGGAACTAATTTCCTACGAGTCAATACTATAGATGACGTTGATCTTGGCGCGGAAACTAAAGTCGGAGCGTTTTTGTATACTCATCCATTGAACTCTCCGGGATCGCTTTTAGTAGACTCTGCGGGTACTGCCGTTGAGAACACTGGTGGTATTACCGCAACATTAGCACCTGCTAATTTGTCAGGCGCAGGTGAAACTTTCTCCTTCGCATATGACTATGACGGTAACAGTCAGAAAGATAGAAGGACTTCTGCTGATGCCGTAGACCCTGCTATTGTAATCCGTGCAATCGGATTAGAAAACGGTAACTGGGTGGAACTAGGTGGTCAGATTATCGATAGGGTTGACAACCAGTCCTACTCTGTAATCTCTGCTGTAGAAAGAAACTACAGCAACCCAGTATAATAATTGATTAGGGGCACTCCGGTGCCCCCCCTTATACTTTGGAAAATATTATGAAGATATCCC